CGAGATGCTTTCAAGCACAACGACGGCGACGTGGTCCCTCTGGTATGGAACCATCAGCACGACGATCCGTTCAACTGTTTGGGTCAGGCGACGCTTGAGAACAAACCCGAAGGCGTATACGCCTACTGTTCGTTCAATAGTAGCGAGTCTGGCAAACAGGCTAGAGAGCTGGTTATGCATGGCGATGTGAAAGCGTTGTCCATTTTTGCTAATCATCTTTCTCAGAACAAACGCACTGGCGACGTGTTTCACGGCGATATCAAAGAAGTAAGCCTTGTACTGGCTGGTGCTAATCCTGGCGCGCTCATCGAAGACATCATTCAGCATAGCGACGATGATGACGGCGATGAACAGGCTATCATTTACGCTGGTGGCGCTTTCGATCTTGAAATTCGTCATAGCGATATCCCTAAGGAGGAACCTATGAATCCTGATGAAAAGCTGATCCATGCCGACCCCGAGCCGGCAGAAGACAACGATACTGAGGAGACTATCGGTGATATTCTCAGTACCCTGAACGAGAAACAGATGAACGCTGTTTACGCCATTGTCGGCCAGGCTCTGGAAGACGGTGGTGCCACCGATGACGAAAATGATGAAGAAGGAGACTCTGAAGTGAAGCATAACATCTTCGACAACGACGCTGCCGATCAGACCAACGTTCTGCAGCATGCAGACATGGAAGCTATCCTGGCTGACGGCAAGCGCTATGGCTCTCTGCGTGAGAGTGCTCTGGCTCATGGCATTGACGGTATCGACACCCTCTTCCCTGAGCCTAAGAATCTGAACACCCCTCCCGACTGGATCACCCGCAAGATGGACTGGGTGTCCAAGGTCATGTCTGGTGTTCACCACACTCCCTTCTCCCGCATCAAGTCCATGTATGCTGACCTGACCGCCGACGAGGCTCGTGCCAAGGGTTACATCAAGGGCAAGCTGAAGAAGGAACAGGTCTTCACCCTGCTGAAGAGAACCACCACCCCCACGACCATCTACAAGAAGCAGAAACTGGATCGGGATGACGTGATCGACATCACCGGTTTCGACGTCGTCGCCTGGCTGAAGACTGAGATGCGTTTCATGCTGGACGAGGAGATCGCTCGTGCTATCCTGGTCGGTGATGGCCGTGATGGTTCTTCCGATGACAAGATCAACGAGATGAACATCCGCCCTATCTGGACTGACTCCGATCTGTACACCATCAAGGCCACTGTGACCAAGAAGACCGGCGCCACCGAGGACGACATGGCTAAGGCCTTCATCCGTACTGCGATCAAGTCCCGTAAGGACTATCGTGGTTCTGGCGAGCCTGTCCTGTTCACCACGGAGGACATGATCACCAACTGCCTGCTGCTGGAAGACACCACCGGCCGTGTGATCTACGATTCCATCGAGAAGCTGCGTACTGTCCTGCGTGTCCGTGAGATCATCACTGTCCCCGTCATGGAAGGTCTGACCCGCACCGATACCGACGACTCCAAGGTTCACAGCCTGATGGGCATCATCGTCAACCTGAACGACTACAATGTCGGTGCTGACAAGGGCGGCGCAGTCAACATGTTCGACGACTTCGACATCGACTACAACGCACAGAAGTACCTGATCGAGACCCGTTGCTCCGGCGCAATGATCAAGCCCTACGCTGCCATTGCTATCGAGAGCGTTCCTGAAGCTTAAGGAGGACTGACCTATGGATCGTATCTACCAGGATTTGAAAGATCGTTTCGTTGTTTCTATCGTCATCTACACCAAGGGTACCGACGGCAAGGCCTACATGGACTCCGCTACGACCAAGCAGTTCAAGACCAGTGATCTGAAGGAAGCTTTCCTGAAGGGCGCTGTGATCAAGACTGCCACTGGCTATGCCTACCCCACCGAGTACACCGAGGCCTCCAATGTCGGCTCTGTGAAGTATCCCAAGGCGGGTACTTCCACTGTCGAGATTGCGTCTCTGGCTGCTGTCGCTGACGCCGGCTGAGTTTCGGCTGAAGAATTCAAAATGGATTTGTAAGGAGTGAAAAGCAATGAAATGGTACGGCAAAATTGGTTTTGAAGAGACCGTTGAAGAAGTACCTGGTGTGTATGTGGAGAAAATCTGCGCAAGACCATATTTCGGAGATCTTATTCGGAACCTTCGTCGACTCGATAACTCTGATTATCTGAACGATGACGTCAACATCTCCAATGAGATTAGCGTGCTTGCTGACCAGTATGCTTATCACAACTTTCACACCATGCGGTATATCGAATTTATGGGATCGAAGTGGAAAATCACCAGTGTGGAGGTGCAGCCCCCACGCTTGATTCTTTCTATTGGAGGTTTATACAATGGCGAAGACTCGTCTAGAGCTTCAGTCTGTTCTTGAGCAGACTCTTGGAAGTCGGAATGTATATTTTCAGCCTCCTGCTTCCGTAAAAATGAAATACCCCGCAATCGTTTATGAGCGCTATGACATCGACAAGTATCCGGCAGACAATATTGCCTACTTGAAGTTCCATCGCTACACTCTCACTGTGATCAACAAGAATCCAGATAGTGTACATGTCGAGGATGTCTCTAATCTGCCTTACTGCAGCTTTGACCGCCATTACACGGTTGACAACCTACACCACGATGTGTTTACAATCTACTTCTAAGGAGGATATCTTACATGGCTAAGATTGTTTGGGATAAAGCCGCCGAGCATTTTTATGAAACCGGCGTCGATCACGGTGTTCTGTACCCCCAGAAGGATACCGGTGAGTATGACAAGGGTGTCGCCTGGAACGGCCTGACCGCTGTTACCGAGTCTCCCTCTGGCGCAGAGGCCACTGACCTGTACGCCGACAACATCAAGTACCTGTCTCTGCTGTCTGCTGAGACCTTTGCCGCCACCATCGAGGCTTACACCTATCCCGATGAGTTTGCTACTCTGGACGGTTCTGGTGAGCTCTCTGCTGGTGTCATGATCGGTCAGCAGGCTCGTTCCGCCTTCGGCCTGTGCTATCGTACCCAGGTGGGTAACGACGTCAAGGGTTCCGACTATGGCTACAAGCTGCACATCATCTACGGCGCCAAGGCTTCTCCCTCTGAGAAGGCTTACAGCACCATCAATGACTCCCCCGAGGCTATCACTTTCAGCTGGGAGCTGTCTACCACCCCTGTCGCTGTCGAAGGCTTCAAGCCCACTGCTTCCCTGGTGATCGATTCTACCAAGGTCGGTGCTGAGAAGATGGCTAAGCTGGAGGCTAAGCTGTATGGCACTGATGCTGGTGCTAGTGGTACTCCTGCTGCCAGCGAGCCCACTCTGCTGCTGCCCAACGAGATCAAGGAACTGCTCGAGGCAGGCTGATAACAGACTTTTACGCGGGAGTATTCAGTGAGGCTGGCTCCCGCTTCACCTAATTTCTGAAAGGAGAACTTACAATGCTGAAAAAAGAAATCACCTATATCGACTACAATGGTGTCGAAAGAACTGAGACCTTCCATTTCAATCTTTCCAAGGCTGAACTGATGGATATGGAGATGAGCGTGACCGGCGGCTTCGGCGAGATGGTCAATCGCATCATTTCTACCAAGGATGTTCCTGCTCTGATGGACATCTTCAAGGATCTGATCCGTCGTGCTTACGGCGTTAAGAGCGCTGACGGCCGTCGGTTCATGAAGAGCAAGGAACTGACCGACGAATTCGTCCAGACTGAAGCCTACTCCGATTTGTTTATGGAGTTGGCACTGAACAGCGACGAGGCTGCCAAGTTTGTCAACGGCATTCTGCCTCCCGACTTCGACAAGAAGATCGCTGAAGTTACGGGCGCCAAGTCCACGGACTGATAAGAGGTCCGCACCATGCTGGAACTTCATGTTCCTGGTCAGGAATTCTGGGATGATGAGAAAGAGGAATTCACATATGGAAAAGATGTGGTTCTGCAGCTCGAGCATTCTCTCATCTCGATTTCCAAATGGGAAGCAAAACACCACAAAGCGTTTCTTTCCAAAAGAATCAAGAGTCAAGATGAAATGAACGATTATATTCGTTGTATGGTGATCAATCGTAATGTTGATCCTACTGTTTTTAGTAGACTCACTGTCGAGAATCTCCAAGACATCAACGAATACATCGAGAACCCTATGTCCGCGACATATTTGGGAAATGACAAAGAAACTGGCGGCCCTAAGGATACCATTACGTCCGAACTCATCTACTATTGGATGATCACGTACAATATTCCAGCAGAATATCAGAAGTGGCACATCAATCGCCTTATGGCACTCATTAACGTTTGTAGCCGCAAGAATTCTCCGGGGAAGAAGATGTCTAATAGAGCGATTCTTCAGAAGAATGCTGCACTCAATGCAAAGCGTCGAGCTATGTTAGGAACTAAGGGGTAAGGAGGGATTCCAATGTACACTGATAGTTCTTTAGCAA